CTTAGCGTGAGGAATCAGGTCTTCCTTCTTGGTGTAGAACTTGTAATTTTCTAGTGTTGCTTCTTCAATAGTTACTTTCATTTTTGTACCTCATTTGGTATTTCGAGTTAAATCTACAAAAATATGCGCTCTGAAAAATTCGAGCGCATTATATTAGGTGTAGAAGATCTCTCTTTCGAATATTGACTCTGCCGTAGCTTTAGGATCCAGCTTATGTGACAGAGCCTGCGGAATGAGAGAATTCATGATATTCTTGAATGCAGTGTATCTGATGAGCTCAACATCAGAGAGCTTGTTGTAGCCATACTCCTGATAGCCCTTCATGAGATAGATCTGATTCATCTGATCCACTAGGTCAGTCACGTCGATGAAGTGATCGTCGTGGAACAGATAGAGATGATTGTCTGAGAGCTTTCGAGCTATCCACTTTCCGTCAGAGACTTCGAGGATCTGCTTTACAGTGTCCTCATCAGTATCACCTGACACTTTAGCTATCTTCACATCTTCGTTCACATAGCTGAAGCTCTTTGCATAATCAGACAAGTTCATTCAGGAATCCTCTAAGCTCTTCTAGGGTCTGTTGTATGTTCTTTCTGTGGAACACGATGGCGTTTCCGCCAGCCTTCTTGAACTCTTCAACGTTCTTCTCGTAGTCGTCTATGAGAAGTGTCTCAGCGTCTGCGAAGTCGTTCTTGTCGGCTCTCTTGGATACGAAGACGATGTCCATCGGATTGATGGAGAGATTCTTCTCTAGCCAGATCTTCTTTCCGAGCCTGCAGCAGTCAGAAACTGTGTGGGACAAGATATATACCTTCAGATCATACTTCTTAGCGAAAGCGTAGATCCTAGAGTAAAGCCACATGCCCTCGACGATGACTGGCAGTTCTGCCCAGAAGTTCTCGTCGGCTTCTAGCATCTGCTCTTCGTTGAAAGCTCCAGTCTCTGGATCATACATCCCAGTCTCTATGGCTTTGGCTAGGAAATCAGATAGGACGCCGTCCATGTCAAATGCTACTTTTCTAATCATAGTTTATTTATAGGCTCCATTCTTCAGGAGAAACTCCATGAACTTCGGAGACTTGTTCTCTTCGACTATTCTTCCGTTCGTATGGATGTAGTATGGAACATCTGAGCTGTCGACCTGCATGCAGTTGAAGACTCTCTTTCTGTTGTACTCTCTGACAGCAGCCTTGCAGCCAGGGACTATCTTGTTGAGCTCTTCTTCTGTGAAGGTAGCACGGCCGACTTTCAGAATGTTCTTCTTTTTCTGCATTCCGTAGATGAGCTGCATTCTCAGCTTCAGCGGGAGCTGGTGAAGATTGAGTCCGACGAAGTTGTTGATAGAGATAGTTGATGGACGAATGCAGAAGATGAACGGCGCAAGGTCGACATCTTGAGCAGTGCTCTTAGCTTCATACACGAAGCTGTAGAAGCATCCGTCCACAACTGCTTCTGCATATCTCAACGCCATTAGCCCAACCTCTGGTAGAGAATGTCTTCGATCCAAGTCTGGAGATCCCAAGTGGGCATGTGATTCACCATCTTCTCGAAAGACAAGAACCATGCTGGAGAGCCGTTGTACTTGCTCTCTGTGCACAGCTCTCTAAGCTCTTCTTCGGTCTTGCTTCTCACGAACGCTTGGACATCTGGAAGATTGAACATGATAGTGCCCTTAGAGCCTATCGACATGTACCAGAAGTCGTGTGCGATTCCCTTTCCGATGAAGTTGCAGAGATGGTTGATAGCGTCCTTCTTGATCGATCCAGTCTTAGCAGGGAAAGACACAGAAGCGTAGTTCCACTTCTTCGAGTACTTCACGTCGATGTACACAGAGCGTCCATCGACTGGTCTTCCGTGCGAGTCGCAGTCTACGATCCTGATGTCTCCGAGCTCTGCGTTCTCTTTTGCGGACTCGATCCAAGTGATCGTGTGGAGAGTCTCGTACTTGTAAGATGTTCCGCTGATCACAGAGTGGATCACTTTCCAGTTCAGACCGTTAGATTCGATCAACTTGTCGAAGTACTCGACCATGTGATCTTCAGCCTGAAAGCCTGCGGTTGCGTATGGATTTAGAGATAGATCAGTCATAAGTAGCGTCCTCTGTCACTTCGCCGAGATAGACTGGCTCTGAGTCAACTGCATATCCGTCATGAGCCTGAGCCTCTTGCTTGGCTTGCTCAGCTAGCTCAGCTTCGTATGCGAGCTCAATCTTCTTTTTCTTTCTTCTCTCTTTCTTAGCCTTCTGCTCATCCATGTTGACAGTGATGGACTTGCCCCAAGCGTGCGCCCACATCTCTTGGTAAGCGTCTTCTGACCATGTAGTGACGAGCTCGTTAGAGTTTCCGTCTGAGTCTGCTGAAGCTGTGTTGAGAGTCGGGTATTCGTTAGATTCGTGCTTGTACTTGTTGCTCCACAAGACGAGCTTGGTGAAGTAAGCAGACTGAAGCAAGAACGCAAGAGGAGAGTATTCCTTTCCAGTCTCTGGGTTCACTTCGACGTAGTTCTGAAGATAGTGCTCTAGGATGTAGATGACCATGTCCTGAAGGAAGTCGTAGTATGCTGGATCATCCTTGTTCTTCTTGATCTGATACGCACAGATCTCAGTCAGGTTCAGCCAGAACTCGCCCTTCTCTTTGTCGGAGATTGTTCCATTGTTGTAGGCCAGAATTCTACGTTTGAGATCTTCTTTTTCAATTTGCATAAGCGCCTCACTTCGTTCTGTAGATTATCCTGCCTCTAGTGAGGTCGTATGGCGAGACTTCTATGATCACTGTGTCGTCTGGATTGACTCTGATGTGATTCTTGTCGAACATCCTTCCAGCGATAGTGCATATACATTCTGCCTTGTTTGGGAGCTCGACTCGGAAGCGGATTCCTCCGAGCGCTTCTAAGACTTTGCAATTCTCAATGGTGATTGGTTCTTGCTTAGCCATTAGATATTCTCCAAGTTCTTGCCGTTCTTGTCGATCACAGCCAAGAGCCGATTCACAGCGTCAGACGACTCGAGGATGATTCCACCCTTTTCGAGGTTCTCGTACTGCCACTTGATCAATTCGTTGTAGTTGTCCTTCTTGCACATCTTCCAGAACTTCTCGTCGATCTCTTCGATCGTGTCAGTAGTCTTGATCTTGCAGTCAGGATAGATCTCTTCGTATGGAGACTCTGGATTGTCTGGATAGACGGATCCGAAGAATCCCATTCCAGCGATGGAGGACTCGTAGAATCGTAGAGCAGACTTGCATCTGTTGAACTCGTTGTCCACCAGCGGTGCGATCTGGAAGTCAGCCTTAGTGCTCCAGCAGCGTCTCGGGTAGTTGTACGCGTTAGTCCACGGGATGAAGTCAGTCTTCGGTGCGATGTCTTTGAAGAAGTAAGGGAAGTCACCCATGATAGTGAGATCGATCTTGTCTTCTTGGACCATCTTGATGATCCAGTCGCAGAGGGCTTGATCCCAGTCTCCTCTCTGACCAGCGAGTCCTGGCTTCTTGTGGACTGGATCAGGCGGCATCGGGTTGAGATAGTGTCCAGATACGCCAGAGTAGAGAATTCTCGGCTTGACGAGATCTTCTGTGATTGGCTTCTTCTTGTCGCATGACCAAAGGAATCTCGGCACAGTGTTTCTGACAGTCACTACGTTGTCTAGCGAGTACTTGACCTGAATGCACTTCTTGAGATAGTCGGTAGAGCACATGATCGTGTCGAAGAGCGGAAGAATCTGCTGAATAGCGTCTTCTAGCTCTTCTTCTAGATTGTTCTCGATTCGTCTGATCTTCGAGAGGTTGTACTCAGGGACGTTCTGATCTCTGAACGGCGACGTGAAGAACAGGTCATCGATCTCGTAGACCATCTTGAAGCCGAACTTTGCTTGGAATCCCTTGTACTTCTGAACGATGGACAGCTCACGGTAAGTGCATGGCTTCTGCCAGATGATTGCCTTCGTCCTTGACAAGATAGCTGGATCTAGCGTATAGACGGGAAGAATCACAGCCTTGACGCCGAAGTCGTTAGCGTTGATGTAGTCTGCGAAGAATCTGCATCTGACATGACTGCAACCTGAGTTGTCTGCCAGATAGAACAGAACTAAGTTTCGATTTTCATCTTCGATTTTAAGCATATTTTACAGTTTTTCCTTGAAAGGTTACAAAATTCTTTCATTACTAAATATAAGCAATTTATAGTGATTATAATTTCTCAAGGATCTTGAATTTCAGCGACATTGACGGATCAGTCTCTTTTATCACCCTATCAGTGAACTGAACATCAAGCTTCTGTCTCGGAACGGTAGTGCCGAAGCGTAGAACCATCTTCCCGTTCTCGTATCCGACTTCAGCTACCATCTTCGGCTTAGCGTTGAGAGCTTCTGATATGAATCCGTCATCGACTGTGAGCTCTTTCGGCTCTCCGTTCGATGTGAGGAGAATGTGATTGTAGCCAGTTCCGTCTCTTCTCACAGACTTGCGGTAGTCTCCCAAAATATAGTGGAGAACGTGATATGTCCATTTTAGACCACCGTTCTCTGGCTTGAAGAGAAATTCGAAATATCTCTCAAGGAGCTGCCCGTACGTCTTAGCGCCGAACATCTCAGCAGCTGTGAACACTATGTCGTCTGACGGCTGTAGCTCTCTGTGCTCTGTGAACTTCTGAATGTCGTTCATGAAAGCTCTGAAGGTGGTGTTGCAGAGGAAGATCTTCTGAGCTGTGTCTGTCGGCGCTACGCTCTTCAACGAGACTCTGCATTCGTGACCTATCTGAACATCTGCTCTGTCGACATATCCGTAGTTCTTCACCGTCTTGTCGTATCCCAGCCACTTGAATGGACCATTGTTGAAGATAGCTCCTCTGATGTCCCATCTCTCAGCGTTCCTGACGTAGAAGTTGCGAATCTGCTCGATCTCTCTTCTCTTGACTCTCACATACTCAGCTTTCTGCTCTAGCTGGTTGAGAAGATTCTGAATCTGGTCATGAGGCTTTCCCTGAGCCTGTAGAATCTCCGTAACAGCCTCTATAAGCTCCTTTTTCAAAAAACCGTCTTGATCTATGAGTGGAACATTTCCGGCTCTCAGCCACGCTATTGGGAGCAATTCCGTGAGCATTGCGTTGAAGTTGGTAGAGATCTTGACTTCTGGCTTCAGATACACTGTGAGAATTCTCGATCCACGAGAGGTCAATTCCAGTCTTCCAACGCTAGAGCCAGGAGCGACATCTTTGTACTCCACTTTGACGCCCTCGAAATTCTCATCGCAGTCGTCCTCTACCCACTTGAGGTACTTAGAGCGGTCATCGTTGTAGATGTACCATCTGCTCATGCTGTTCGACTTGCTCAGCTTGAAGTTGTTCTCTGGAAAGTATTTCTTGAGAAATCGAAAGATAGTGTCGTGCTGTAGGTCGGTGAATCTCATATTGTAAAGATTTTTTATCATAATTTATTGCAAATACAGATTTACGGACTGCAACAAATTACCTATATTGTATTTACAGTCACTAGATGGCTGCTTAAAAGAAAAGGAAAAACCATGAACTTCAAACATCAGTACATCTACAGCAAGCGCCTCGGCTGCACCGCAGTAGCCCATGGCAAGACCACTCAGAACCGCGTCTGTGTTCGCTACCCGAGCAAGGGCTACGCATACGCACAGATCCTCATCGGACGCAACAACGTCTGGGTGAACCAACACGACTTCGCAGTCCTTCGCGAAGCAGAAATGAAGCGTTCCCTGAAGCGCAAGTCTGCCGACGCAAAGGAAGTCATCGCGATGGCAGATCGAATCATCGCAAAGCTCTAGTAGAGATGGAAGGTGTTGTTCTCGTCTCTCTGGTCTTCGCTTTTGTAATTCGGTTGCTATGGATCCGCAAAAGGACCAAGAGATGGAGGGAACGCTATCTTCCTCTTCACCAGAAGTACCGTGAAGCGTTGACCATTCTAAAGCACGCTAAGATCCTCAATCGCGGTATTGAGAAAGCTGAAGAAAATCTGAAAAAGGCAGAGTCAGATCTCAGACACTGGGATGACTGAAATTCACTCAAAAAGAAAAGACAGAGCCGAAGCCCTGTCTTTTTGTTATTTCTGTGTCACTCGGACGATTAAGCTTCCTTGTTCGGGAACTTAGTGTCCTTGCCGTCCACGTAAGTGCTACGGCCAGACTCCGGAAGGTTGAAAGCTTCGGATACGACTTCGCTCTCGGCGTAGTTGTAGTCCTTGCTGAAGATTCCAGAGTTGACGAGACCAGAAGCAGCGTTGCTGTGGTACTTAGTCTCATCAGACCACTGATCCTGCGGAAGCTTCATCTTGTAAGTCTGCTGGATGTCAGCCCAACCGTTCGGAGCATTGTCCTTGTCGAACTCAGTGTAGATTCCATCTACATAGCTCGAGAGGTTGAATGCTGAGTCCGGAATCGGACGGTCGTTACCGATGTGATACTGTGACTTGGATGGATTCTTGTACATTGTCAAATTCTCCTTGTTTCGTTAAATTTCACTCTGTCGATTACCATGTGCCTTCGTCGCTATCACCACCGAGACGAGCAGCAAGTCCTTCGAATCTGAGAAGTCTGTAGTAGTTCTCAGCGCCGAGCATGTTGTCTGCGAAAGCGTATCTGGTCATCACGCCAACTCTCGGAGAGAAGTCACGTGGATCAGTTGCCTGAAGCGTCATAGACGTGATGTACGGGCAGTAAACGACACCGCAGTTTGAAAGGCCTTCGCCCTTGTATGCGAGAAGAACTTCACCGTTGTCCATGTTGGTCATCGGGTCAACAGCGTTGTTGTCGATGAAGACCTTGATGTTGCCGTTGAGGGTACCTGCTGCAGCGGTTGCAGAGCTACCGTTGACGTTAGTAACGATCTTGCTGAAGTTCGGAGCAGCGATCTGCATAGCAGTTGCGATGTCCGGAGATACGACAGCGATGTTACCAGCGGACTGACGAGTGCTGGTTCTGATGTTGTTCGAAGCTGCGATAACCTTAGCGACGATGTTGGCGAGTCTCTCCTGAGACCAACGACCATTCCAACCGTCACCGAAGCCACCCTGATTGCCGTTAGCGTTGTTTGCAGTGCCATCCGGAGTGCCTTCCTTGAACTTGAAGACCTTCGGTGAGCAGAGAGCCTTACAGTGAGCGATAGTCTCACGGTCGACTTCCTGAACGAGTTCTTCCTGACAGCTCTTGATCATCTCGCTCATCATGTCGAGGTGCTGCATAGACTCGACGTCCTGAGCAGACTCGATAGAGAAGCTTGATCCGAGCTTACGTGTCTTAGCAGCCACGACCTGCGTAGCAAGCATGAGACCGAGCTCCGGCCACTTCTCGAACTTGTTCGGATCACCACCGAGCTTCCAGTGTTCTGCAGCTTCCGTTTCTACTGCTGTACCTGCATCCGGCTTGCCAGACTGGTTAGCGGTAGAGCCAGTGAAGCCAGAGAAGCGAGCAACGTGCTTCCAAGCAGCTTCAATGATCTGAGTAGGATCTGCGGTCTTGTAGATTCTGCGCACTGCACATGCTAGAGAGACCGGACCTGCCATCGGCTGAACACCGACGAGAACGTTAGCGAACATTTCCGGGAATGCTCTACGAACGATTGCCATAGAGATGTTCGGAAGAACGCCCTTGCCTGGGCCGCCGTTAGGAATACCCTGGTTGAGACCAGTAGCACCGCCAACGCCCATGCTGAAGTCTTCGTCAAGTCTCATGCCCTTTCTTACCCAGCGGTCCTGGTTTTCAAGCAACTTTGCAGTATTGGCACGAATATACTTGTCCTGAATTGATGAGACAGAGAGTGCATTCGGCTTGTCGCTCCATGCCTCTGTGATCGTCTTTTGGGAATTAAGTACTTTCATTCTCTTTTACTCCTTGAAAAGTCTTACATCTCGCAATACTTTGCCACAGAGGTTAGGTAATTGTCCGATGCTGATTCGTCCAGTCTCTTTCTGGACTCTTGATGTGATTTGATTCGTTCGCTGACGTAATCGGGCGTGTTGTCCTCGATGTGCGGTCTTGCGAAAGCTGTTTTCTTTGGCTGTGTGCTTTCAGCTACGATTGAGCGATGCTCAGTCACTGGAACCTTGCTCTCACGAATAGCCTGTTCACGAGCTTCCTGAATTCTCTTTGTGGATTCCTTGATCATTCCACAGTAAGAATCAATGTCCTGCTTAGTGGTAGCGAAAGACTTCTCAGCGAAGAACTTCTTCACGTTAGCCGCGTCGTTGCGGTTCATGTCGATTGTCTTCTCTGCAATCAAAGCTCTCTTAGCATACTTCTCAGCAGTGTCAGTCAGCTTCATGTTCTTGTCAACTGATTCCTGAAGCATAGTCTCGAGCTGAGCGATTTGCGCCTGAGCTTCCTTGAGCTTCTTTCTTCCGGAAATGTTGAGCGGAACGAACTGGTTTTCGAAGAGGTGTTGGACTCCCTTGACGAGAGGTTCGTAAGTCTCGTTGATAGCGACCTTCTTGATGTCCTCGTTAGAGATGCACTCGTTGAGAGCGTAGTCAAGATAAGTGTCAAGCTGGGCGATGACTCTGTCCTCCATCAAAGTCAATTCTTTTCTGTAAAGTTCCTCGAAGCCCTTCTGTAGGTTCTCCTGCAGATATTCCTCGCAAGCTTTGCGATACTCAGCCTTTGCCTCGTTGAGCTTGATCTCTGCGTTCTTAGCGATCGTAGCGGTCTTGATCTCGAGGTACTTCTTCGTGTCTTCGTCGAGTTCTTTCTGGCGCTCTGCCAAAATCTCCTCAACACGAGCAGCTGCGAATGTTTCGGACTTTTCGGAAATAAGATCAGATTCGGCTTTGACTCTCGCATCTACGGCCTCGTTGAACTGGGTCTTGATAGTCTCAAGATCCTCAGCAGTGACGCCTAGTGCTTGGAGCTTTTCTACGATTTTATCCATCTATTTCCTCCGGCTTATGTTTTATATACAATTGAGAAAATTGCATTTTTTTGCTTTTTTGACGTTTTTTAGAAAAAAAGTTAACAATTTGTCTATAAGTTGTCAAAAAACTTGTTATGAGAGACCGTTAGAAGCTTCCAACGAGGTCTCTGGTCTGTTCTACGTCGCCCTTTGCCTTGTTAGCGTCGATCTTCTTAGCACGCTGGATTCTCAGAATAGCGTCCTTGATCTTGAAGGAGAAGTAGTTTCTGGTTCTGTCGTCGACTGATTCGAGAGCACGCTTCACGATGTCAGAGAAGGATCTGTTGTTCGTGATGTTCTTGAAGTCATCGTCGATCAGCTTCTTTCCGTTAGCGATCACTTCGAGAACGTTCTGTGCGCTGTCGATCTCTGTTAGATCGATCTCGTTAGTCTCGATGACCTGATTGAGCTT